ATGTCAGAGAATATACAACGCAGTCGAGGTCGCCCGCAGAACTACAAATTTGATCGCGGTGGTATGCCTGCGGAAATGGGTCCGTATATTGGCACAGTGGTCAATAACGTAGACACCACACGTAGTGGACGCCTGCAAGTGTATATTGATCAGTTCGGTGCTACCAACAAAGATGGTACGCCAAATCTTGGCGACTCTAGCTTATGGCGCACAGTGAGTTATTGTCCACCTTTTTATGGAGCCACTGCACCACTGGGCACCAGCGCCGGGGTTGGTACGTATCCCGGCAACAGCAACAGTTATGGCATGTGGTTCACACCACCTGATATCGGAGTTCAAGTATTGTGTTTCTTTGTAGGCGGTGATCCTGGCAAGGGTTTTTACGTAGGGTGTGTGCCAGTTAACGGAATCAATCGCATGATTCCAGCCATTGGTGCAGTGGACACAAAAGAATATGTGTTGTCGACTGCTGCCAAATCGTCGGGCCTATTTACAGATGCTACGCAATTGCCAGTGGTAGAGATTAACGAACTAAATGCCGGCATCAATCAGAATCCTAAGTTTTATGATCAACAGAAACCAGTGCAAAGTGTTGTGGCTGGCACATTCTTACAACAGGGATTGATTACTGACACCATACGTGGACCTATAAAAAGTAGTAGTCAACGAGAAAGTCCTAGTTCAGTATACGGAATCAGCACACCAGGCAAGCCCATATACCAAGGCGGACTAAAACCTGAGACTATTAAGAAACAGTTAGAAACTGGTGCAGTTAAACCGCAAGACATAGTGGTAATTGGTCGCATGGGCGGCCATACCTTGGTCATGGATGACGGTGACCTGTCAGGTAAAGATACCTTGGTGCGTATACGCACAGCCAAAGGTCATCAAATAACCATGAGTGATGATGGCAATTGTTTTTATATCTGCCATGCCAATGGACAAAGTTGGGTTGAACTAGGGCAAAACGGAACCATAGATCTTTACAGCACTAATTCAGTCAACGTGAGAACACAAGGCACACTGAATCTACATGCTGACAAAGACATCAACCTGTATGCTGGTGGCAGTATCAAAGCCAAGGCCAATGCTCAACTCAAATTGGAAGGTGTTACAGGTATAACTATGAGCACTGCCCAGGCTATATCCATGTATGGACAAACTCGAGTGGGCATACGAAGTGACGGCGCCCTGGCTCTGCAAAGCAAGTCTGGCAGTTGGAATGCTGGCGGAAGTTTAAATCTCAAAGCATCAATTATCAACTTAAACGGTGGATCGGCAGCGGCAGTCAGCCCGGTGGCCAGCATGAGTGGATTTAAACTGGCTGATACTAGATGGATAACCAACAAAGGATGGGTATCAGAACCTGGAGTATTGTCGACTATTGTTACCAGAGCTCCTACTCATGAACCGTTCAAAGGACACAACAGCGGAGTTAGTGTTACTACCAATTTGAATGATACAACAGCCAACGCTGTTGCTTCGGCTACATCTACCAGCAGTGTTGTTGTTCCACGAGTAGGAAGCAATACTGAATTGGCCAAGATTGCATATAATAGAATAGCTGCGAGACCAGTTATTGCTCCAGTTAACAAAGCTGAATTCCTTGGAACAAAACCAGCGACTCAAACAGTACCAACAACATCATGACTACTATTTTAACCACAGGACAAGTTACAGCACTGATAGCTCAGGCCAGAGCTGCGGCCTTTTATACATCCGTCGATGTCAATGGGGATCTGTTGCCCGATTGGTATATTGCCACCAACGGTGAAGCAGTTTATGCTGGCACTGACATAGCCACTAGAGGAATAGGCTTCTACGGACAAACACCCGCTAATCTGGTATTGGTTGGTCTAATAAAACCTGCAGCCTTGAGTCTTATAACTGATTCCACTATGACATTTATGGTGTTGAACTCGCCGGCTGTGTGGACTGGATCATACAATATCAACAGTTTGACTGATTATTTAGATTCTCCTATACTGCAAGAGCAAGTTCAAACAGCATTGTACGATGGAGCCTATCAAGGGCTGATTGACAATGAAGTAATTGTCGGCACTGAAGCAGCTAGATACATTGCTGCTTTCTTGCAACCAGCAGTTAGATACGGTGTTGATGCAGTGGTTGACTACTTGCAAGGTACAACAAATCTTGAATTGGCGTCGGCTATTGAAGTTGCAGGGCGTCAAGGAATTTATGCTATAGATTTTGTTGACACCTACGGTGCTGAATTACAGTTGGCACCTACACCAGCAAGCTCTGACAATACAGTGGTTAGAGATCAAATTGATCAGGCCGTTGCAAATATTATTGACAATCCTAAAATACCCACACTAGAGTATGCCAACATTGCGGCTATAGAAGCTGATATTGTGGCTTCAGCAGCAGCGGCCAATTTAATAGCCACAGTTGGCAATATAAACATTGCTATACCGCCTAGTAATCCGGATGATGGAACTTTCCGTTTTTCTCGTGGAGCAAGACAGGGTTAAATACTAGACTATGCCGACATTCATTGGATTTAACACTCAAGATCAGTATAAAAAGTTTACATTATTAGATGAAGCTTTGGTCAAACGTGACTTGTTGAACGGATTAAACATTAGACAAGGGCAACTGCCAGGACGTCCACAGTTTGGTACCACATTGTGGGATAATCTGTTTGAAAATCAGTCGCCTGCGTTGGTCACTGCTATAGAAAATGAAATTCAACGGGTTGCTGGATATGATCCACGCATACAGATATCTGACACTCAAGTTTTCCCCCAGGAAAATGGAATATTAATACAGGTGCAATTGGCCATAGTGCCCAATACTACTGCACAACAGTTGAGTATATTTTTTAATCAGCAACAACGCCGAGCTAGTTACGTTTAACTACGCCGTTTTTGATTTCCATAAATACAAGAACACAGGATCATTATGGCATCTACTACAAGACAAACAGTAATTTTTGGCGTTGAAGATTGGAAAAGAATCTATCAAACATACCAAGAGGCTGACTTTCAAAGTTATGATTTTGAAACCTTACGCAAAAGTTTTGTAGATTACCTGCGCTTATACTACCCAGAAACCTTCAATGACTACATTGAAAGTTCAGAATTTATTGCCCTGCTGGACGTTATGGCCTTTATGGGCCAAAGTTTAGCGTTCCGTACCGACTTAAACACACGCGAAAACTATATTGATAGTGCTGAACGCAGAGACAGCGTGGTCAAACTGGCCAATTTGGTCAGCTATACTCCAAAACGCAATATAGAAGCGTCGGGGTATCTTAAAGTATTTTCAGTATCAACCACAGAAGATGTCACAGACATCAATGGTATTGACTTGGCCAACGTCACAGTTAACTGGGCTGATCCTACCAACTTTTCATGGCAAGAGCAGTTTACAGCAATTATCAATGCTGCCCTAATTGATGCACAACGAGTAGGTGTTCCTGGAGCCAGGGCAACAATTCTTGGTGTTGATACTGCCGAATACAGTATTAATCTTGTGCCTGGATACTTGCCAGTGGTACCGTATACTGCCACAGTGGATGGAATCAACATGCCATTTGAAGCAGTTACTTCCACAATTGTTGGACAAAACTATGTGTATGAACCCAGTCCCAAACCCAGCGGAAGATTTAACATATTGTTCCGTAACGATCAACTGGGCTTTGCCAGTGCCAACACTGGGTATTTTTTCCTGTTCAAACAAGGCACCTTACAAAATCAAGACTTCAACTTGGCAGACCGTGTAAGCAATAGAACAGTGGATATCAATATCGAAGGTGTTAACAACACTGACGTTTGGTTGTATCAATTAGACAATGTTGGTAGCATTGCCACTGAATGGCAGTATGTTCCTAGCGTTTACGGTGCAGCTGCTGAACAAACGTCGCCTGGTAGTCGACCATTGTTTAGTGTAACCAGTAGAACCAATGACCAAATAACATTGACCTTTGGTGACGGAGTGTTTAGTGATATTCCAGTTGGAACGTTCCGTAACTATGTTCGTGCATCAAATGGATTACAATACATTATTAATCCACAAGAAATGCAAAGCATAGCAATACCTATCAGCTATGTGAGTCGCACTGGACAATTGCAAACATTAACATTTACCTGTGGTATCACAACACCGGTATCAAATGCACAACCTCGTGAAACTCTTGCCGAAATCAAAGCCAATGCTCCTGCAAGATATTACACACAAAATCGTATGGTCAACGGTGAAGACTACAACAACTTCCCACATACAGCCTACAATTCAATTTTAAAAAGCAAAGCACTGAATCGTTCCAGTATTGGTGTCAGTCGATATCTTGATCTAGTAGACAATACTGGAAAGTATTCCAGCACCAACACTTTCAGCAGTGAC